AGTCCGCGCCGCTGCGGGCCGGGTCCACGCCGATGACGATGGGCGCTCCGGGGTCCTTGTGCGGCGCTCGCTCGAAGGCGTCGTTGACCAGTTGCGGGCTGATGAACTGATCGTCGCCTTGGCTGGGGAACTCCCCGTAGACCTCAATCCGCGCCTCGCGGCTGTCCTCGCCGTACTCCTCGATGATCTGCGCGTAGATGTTCTTGTCGGTGCCCTCGACCGTCCTGGCGTCGATGTTGCGCGACGCCCAGAAGTCCCGCTTGGCGTTGAAGCACTCGTAAAAGTAGCCCGTATTGCGCCGTGGGTTGCTGAAGGCGAACCAGTACCTGTCGACGATGTTCTCCGTAAAGAAGCCAGCCGCGACCGACCAGATCGTGTCCGGGACCCCAGACGCCTCGTCGAAGATCAACAGCATGCCGTCGTGGTTGTGGACGCCCGCGTAGCTGTCCGGGTTCTCTTCCGACCACAGCTTGCCCTCTGCCGCCCAGTAGCGCGTCCCCTTCTTCAGGTCGCGCTCCACCAGCGTCGTCAGCCACTGCGCCGGTACCAGCTTGGTCGCGCTGATCTCCCACCAGTGGCTGTTGATGATCATCGCCGTCCACTTGGTCAACTCGCCCCAGGTGACGCTGCGCAACTGCGCCTCGCTGTTGGCGCTGACGATGGTCGTGCTGCCGATCCGGGTGGTCAGCATCCACAGGATCAACCAACTGACCAGCGCCGACTTGCCGATGCCTCGCCCCGACGCCGTCGCGTCCCGCAGCGCCTGGAGGACCGCCGGGGCGTCGGCAGTAGCGTCGGCCTGGATCTCGCGGTTCTTGCGGATGTGGTTGGCCAGATCGCGCAGCACCCCGCGCTGCCACTTGCGCGGGCCTTGGAAGTGCTCCAGCGGCGTGTTGGGCTGGCCCCACGGGAAGGCCAGCAACACGAACGCCTCAGGGTCGTCCTTGATCCGTGGCGACCACAGACGCGACATCAGCAACTGTTCGTCGTCTGGGCTGTAGATGGGCCGTTGCATGGTTATGTTTTAGGCCGGTGAGTGTGATATTTACTAGCTGCTTCTTGATAGGCTGCTGAAGCTTGCTCGGGAGTGTCGTAATACCCTAGGTATATAGGCTTGCTATTCACAAAAATAGCGGCACGCCAACGTTTAGCTCGTTTGAAAAACACAACGCCTTTATACCCTGAAGTATTGTTGCGCTGTTTAATTCTATTGTGTTGATTTTGGCTTCTAGTTACGGCACGTAAATTGTTAAATTTATTGTTAGATGGGTTTCGGTCAATGTGATCTATTATGGCGGGTAAAGTATCCGTCATATAAAGCCACGCCAGTCTATGTGCGTAGCATTGTCGGCCGTTCACTGTAATTTTTACGTACCCGTCGGGCCTAACGGTAGTGGCGTTACGGCCTGTTTTACGCCACGTAAACACGCCGGTTTCAGGATCGTAGTTGAGCAGCATCTTTAACTGCTCTTGTGTCAGAATGGGGGAAGCCATCAGCCGAGGTCTCCGGTTGGTTGGTCAGAAGCCCAGGACCGTTGGCGCGGCCTTGGGCTTCGTCAATTATAACGCCCTCGATCACGCGCTCTTCCGCCTGCTTGAGCGCGGTGAGGATGCTGATCTGCTGGCTGACGTCCATCTGTATGTGCTGGGTCGCGGCCCAGTCGTGCTTGTGCTTGAGGACGTCGAGTGCCACCTTGGCGTCGCCCGCCAGCGCGGCGTTCATCATCACTTCGGACAACTGCGCTTCGGCGTCAGCGCGGCCTTTGGCCTCGGCCAGTTGCGCCATCGGGTCGAACTCTTGCAAACGCCGCAGTTCCACGGGCAGCAGGTCGGCTTTCAAAGCCAGACTGTCGCCTTTGAGGCCCAGCCGCGCCGCCTCGTAGATGCGGTTCAGCACGGCCTCAGTCGCCTTGATTTCGCGGACGGTAAGAGGGAGGCTCTTGAACATGCGCGACTTATACCACAGTCGCGGGTGTTTGTGTGGCGCGGTCAGGGTTGCTATTAAATGTTAGACAGGTGCTGTTTGCTATTAAAAAATAAAAATTTTGTCTGGGGGCTCCTGAACCAGACCGGGCGGGCGCCGGCCCTACCCGGGGGCTTTGCGCGGGACGCGATCCGCCGACGGCGCCCGGGCACGCGGATTGCTAGGGCCAGCCGGGTGGCACGAGTCTTGCAGTCGGGATTTGCGGCACGGGGCTGGTGCTTATCCTGCCGCTAGCGTGTCGGCACAAGGGATGCACAGCTTATACGTCGCCCTCGTGCGGCCCTCTATGGGCTCATTAGTGTCCCAGTACGTTGCGTGCATAGGGATGCTAACGTTGCAATCTGCGCACTGTTGAGGATTACGTTTGGCGACGCGCCAGACACCAGATAAAAGCCAGGGATGCATGCTGTTCTCCGTTGTTGCCTGCCAACGCGGCAGGCATGTGCAGATAATAGTTGAGCAGCCGTCAGGCTGTCAACAAGTTTCTTGCATCTTTTTGCGCGAGTGCCCAGGCAGCTAGCTGGCGACTGCGCGCACCCGCTAGCGCCGCCCCGATGCGCCCGGGCGGATAGATACATAGATCACAAATGCAATGTATCTGCTGTGCTGCTGAACAGATATATTCCATTCCAAATGCAATGTATCTGTTTTCCCGCATTGTGGGAAAAGTAGGGGCGGAGGGCTATTTGCGCGGCTTTTGGGGCCGTTTTGTGTCGATTCTGGCCGACTACTGTATGGCCATTCAGTGTTTTGGGTACTTTGGGTATACCCAAAAACTTTTTTATTTTAACAACCGTTCACCTCTTGCTTTTTTAGGGGGTGACAATAACCCAAAGCTCATCTCAATCTACCCGCAAGCGCCGCGTAAACAAGCACTTGCCCCTCACCCCTCGATTGTCACGCTTTCCCGCGACAGTACCTCAACCGCTGTCTGGAGTACCCAGGCTGTAAACTCCTTTACACCATGCTGCAAAGTGTGTAGCATCTCTACATGCCGGCTGCGCACCGCGTCCAGGCTACAAAGTACATTTGACTACAAATACATTCGGAGAATGACATGCAAACACAACCCACAGGCCTGATCGTCTACGAGGGTCCGTCCCGCCTGGACGGGCAACCTATCGTCGCCATCCTGACCACGCATTCCGAGAACCGTAAGACTGGCGATATGTGCCAACTGTGGATTATCCGTAGCGACATGTCGCCAGTAGCCGCAATCAAGACAGGCGCGGATGCGTCCATCTGTGGCGATTGCATCCACCGTGGCGATGGTACCGGCGCCAAGCGCTCCTGCTATGTGAATGCCGGGCAAGCACCGAACAGCATCTTCCGCACGTACATTAACGGCGGTTACCCCCTGGCGACCGCGCAAGCCCTCCGCGATGCCACCACTAACAGAATGGTGCGCCTAGGCGCCTATGGTGACCCCGCTGCGTTGCCGATCCAGACCATCCGCGCGGTTACCCGTCATGCCACCGGCTGGACGGGTTATTCGCACCAATGGCGCATCCGACCAAGCCTGCGCCCTTACATCATGGCGAGCGTAGACTCACCCGCTGAGGCTGCACAGGCTCGCGCTCGTGGCTGGCGCTACTTCCGGGTCTCGCGGCTCGCGGATCGCGCTCTGGGTGAGGCTATCTGTCCGTCCGACAAGGGCGTGCAGTGCATCGATTGCGGCCATTGCAACGGCCATGCATCCGGCCGGCGGGGTTCCGTTGTCATTCAAGTGCACGGCTCTGGCGCCGTCCACTTCAACTAACCTAGAGGACATGACCATGAAGCAAACTGAAATCACCCGCGCCCGTACCATCGCCCGATCCCTTGGCCCAAGCGTAGCCGCCCGTTACCTCAAAAAGCGAGGATGGTCCATCGAGGCGGCGTTCTGGATTCTGTTCCGCAAGGCGGTCTGATCGCCTAGCCTCAAGCGCCCCCACCGGGCGCTTCGGGCTGTGCGATCCTGCCAGCGTCAATCAACTAGAGGACAATTGAATCATGTTCACACTCGACCATGACGTTATCAAAGCCCTTCTGATCGCGGCACCAAAACGAGACGTCCGGTACTACCTTGTCGGAGCCTGCATCGACGTTCGCGAAAGCGATATCACCCTCGTGGCCACGGACGGCCATATGCTTCTTGCCGTCCCGGTACCGCAGCAGAACATCGAGTCTGCTATCCCTCCCGGACAGTACATCATCCCTCGCGCTACGCTTGAGGCCGTCAAGCCTGCGAAGGTCGGGCGCACTACGCTTCCCATTCGGGTCTCGGTCCACGTCCCGGAACCGGCACCCGACCCTGACCGTCCGGGTGTCATGCTGAAGCACGCGCCGACAATCACCCTCGAGGGTGCGACTACCGCCACCACGGCACCCGTGGACGCCCGATTCCCGGACTGGCGCAAGGTTCTCCCCACTACGTCTTCTGGTGAATTGCAACAATTCGACCCTGCCTTGATCGCTCGCTGGGACCAGATTCATTCCACGCTTGGCGCTAGCGAGAACAGTTTCCCTCGCATCCACCATAACGGCGCGAATCCTGCCTTCATCGGCAATCTGTGGCGGGACGCCATCGGCGTCCTGATGCCTGTGCGCGATGACACTGACGTAGCGAAACGCGACCCCCTGCCGTCCTGGGCCGTGGCGTAATCGACCATCTGACCGCGCCCCTCGGGGCGCGGTAACCTACCGGAGCACGAGCATGTACATCATCGAGCAGCGATATCACGGTCGTTGGGAACCGGTCCCGAATGGCGAATTCAAAGCCCGCGATGCAGCGGAGTCCGCTATGGGCGAGCTATACGATATGGGGTGGCACAGTCTAAGGATCGTTGAGGAAATCCGCGATCCGTACCCGCCCGGGCTGACCGGCGAATCGGCGCATTACGCATGCGATGGCCCTCGGGACCAAGTGATCGCCGATCTGCGGCGCATCCTGGATGCCTGCGTTGATTGGGGCACTCCCGAGGCGGAAAATCTCCGCGATGAGTGCCGCGACTACCTCGATGACATGGGAGCCTGACCATGAGAACAGCACGCTTAGACTACCGACCCGGCGCCACGCTGGCGCCCATAGGCTTTCACAAACCTAAACAAGACATAGCACCCACGCCCATCCGCAAAGCCCCCACAAAGGCGGCGCCAGAACACAAGCCTGTCGAGTTGGACGCCGACACGCGCTCGCGCCTTCGGGACCTCTTGGAGGTCCTGGGGACGCAGCAGACGGCCAAAGCGTTAAAGACTGGCACCACGCACATAATGGACTGGTGGACCGGGCGCCGCCCGATTCCGGAAAGCATGCCTGCGACCATCCGCAAGGTTCACAAGCTAATCATCGGCGAGGACGGACTATGAGCACCATTACTGCTACGCAACAAACAGCAATTGCCGAATACCTTAATGGCCGACACCTCGGGTCCGGCATCGGCACGGCGGAAGAACCATGCAGCATTGCAGCGATTAACTTGGCCTTGTCGGGACGTCTGACCGATGACATCCCCGATTGCATGAGCCCGGCTGTCGGTCGATGGATTATCCGCATTCAAGATGCGATGCCGGATGACCTCAGGAACAGTGAGCGGTGGCGATCACTGCTGCCGCTGGCGGCAGAGACTGGACGGAACCACGAGGCGGAACGGGCGGCGGCGTTGTTGGATTGGTTGTGGGGCGCAGTTTTGCCTCGATTGCAGCCCCTCGCCGATGCGAACGGTTTTGGCGCTGCATGGACAGCTATGCACCAAAGCCGAACCGCAGCGGCAGCACGGGAAGCGGCGAGGGAAGCGACGCGGGGGGCGGTGGCGCGGGCGACGGAAGTGGCGGCGTGGGTGGGGCGGATATTGGCGGTGGAAACGGCAGACGCGGCGGCGCGGGCGGAGGCGGAAGCGACGGCGTGGGCGGGGGCCGCAGGGGCAACGAAAGAAACGGCGGAAGCGACGGCCTGGGCGGCGCGGGCGGTGGAAGCGGCGCGGACGACGGCGCGAGCGACGAAGGCAAGCTCAGACTATTGGACCGCCGTTGACCCTTGCGCCATGCTGGATCAATTGATCAACATCGGAACCGAATCATGATCCCCACCAGCTGGCCATTCCCTCGCTGGCGCTACGACGCCAAGCTAAAACGCTGGGTTCCCATCCTGAAACGGCTACCGAAACCCGACCCCACGGAGGGGGCCGAACCATGCATATTTTGATGCCGCTCATCGTGATCTTGCTAGTTATCATCGCAGTGATTACACTGGACTTGTGACTCCCCTCCGCCCTCTGACCCGGGGCACTCAAGGCCGACGCGCCCCCTCCTCGCGTCGGCCTCTTTTTTTACTTCACCACTTTCAACGCTCCTGGCGGCACGTCTTCGACTAGCCTGCGGATGTCCGACTTCTTCATCGACCGCACCACGTCAGGCGCAGCGAAGACGTGCTTCTTCGTGCTGTACTCTGACGATGCCAGACGCCCCATGTCTATCCAGCCTGCCTCGCTGAAGGCGTGCAGCAGCGCAGCCTGATAGACTTTAGCACCTGGAGGCGCCATTGCCTGGATGCGCTCGCAGAGCGCCCCATAGGGGCCGCAGACCGCGCCTTTTGAGAATTCGCCATGACGCCCGCGAATTAGCCCCACGAGGAACGATTCAGTCTGGCTCATCGAATGTTCGATCAAGGAATACTTATAATCCGTCCACTTCGGCGACGCCCCAGCATCGAACGCCGACACGTCTCGGCGCCAGAGCCACGCAGCCACGGCGGCAAAACCCCCACGGCGGAACCACTGCCAGAGGGCTTTCCCCTCGCCGTCATGCATGATCGGCGCGTGAGACCATATGCAAAACCAGCGCCTGTCCTGCGAGTCAATGCTGATCGGGACGTGATAGTTTGAAAATGCGAGCACAAAAACCCTGTTCATCACCTCATACGGGTGTTTATGTTTCCTGTTCACCGTCAGGGTCAGGGGCGGGGCCGCGATGATAGGTTTCAGTCGGTTGGCCAGTGCCCTACGCTCTGACGCTGCCGATTCGTGAAGCTCATTCAGGACGATCACTTCCGACTCCAACGCATAACCCCACTGACTCTCTAAATCTGCCACGTCCATCTTCTGATGGTTTCGCAACGCTTCGACGTCCCGGCCACCGCAAACGGCCCACTGAAACGGTGCCCACATAGAGTCTTTGCCGCAACCCTGCGTCCCGGCGTGAAGGACCGCATGGTTTATTTTCGTCTCCGGATGCTGAAGCTTGAACGCCATCACGTCCCATAGGTGTTCCAATTCTGACCGCTCCGGCACCAGGCGCTCGCACAGTTCCAGCCACGGGCTGATATCCGCATCGACCTCGCGGTCGACCATCGCCCTGGCATCGCGCCAACGATTGCCGAAGACCTCGCCGTCGCTGTTGGTCACAAGCGCCGATTCCCCTGCGGCATACGTCATGCCGCTAAGCACGCGACCGCCTGCTGCGCTGCGGTTTTCGTCGAAGCAAACGCTTGCTTCGACCCGCCTTCCGTCATGGATGGACCGGCAACCTATGTGCCGATAGAGGGCGTTGAAGCCCCTGCGGTCCAGTTCGCGCCGGGTCTCTAGGTGATAGTAGGAATCGTCGGCCAGCACATACGCAAAGCGTTCGAACCATTGGCCCTTCTCGATGCGCCCAAGCTCTTTCAATTCCACTTCCGCGACCACGGCGGCAGCGGCTTCGGTCAACTCGGCGGGCGGCTCGGGCAGTTGGCTTAACGTTGACGCCAGCCGGGTCGCCACTAGTTCCTCGCGCAATCCTGGTTCATGTTTCGGACCACCGTTGACCGCCACCCATCGCAAGAATGCCCGCGAGTCCAGATGCAGACAGTGCGAGTGGAGGCAGCAGAACGAACGCGATGCCGGGTGATAACGGCCCTCCGGCGAGCCGTCGGTATGCTCTGCCGCGTTAGGGCAAGCGACCCCCATCCAGCCGGTCGAGTTCGGCCTTGAGTACACCAGCCCCTGCCCCACCAGCCACGCCGCGACGTCATCGCCGCCGTCATCGACCACGTAAACGGGCGCTGGACCACTCCCGCCCGCCTCGGGGTCATACGTGACGCCGAGGGCGGTGCAAATCTCATCGAGGGTGTATTCCCGCGACGGCGAGAACTCCACCAGCCGAGCCGCAAACTCGCCACGCCCCTGCTTGAGGTTAACGCTCCCTGGCAGGCGGAAGTTACGAACGGGATTACAGGCGCCCGGGTCCGTGAACCCCGCCTCGGCAATGGCAGCGATGGCGGCGGCGAAGTCCTTCTTCGCCGGCTGTTCCGAAAACGCATAGCCCCATTGGAAGTTACCCGGCGACGTCTCCATGATCCACGTCGGCGGCAAGGGCGGCTCTGTGGACTTGGTGCCGACGTCATCCAGCACCATGACCAGCACGAACTCGCAATTCTTGGCGGCTACCGACACCCGCTCGCGCATCCGGTCGAGGATGAACGAAGCGGTGTTCCCATACCACGATTGGCCCTCGCGCATCGCCCTAGCACCCGGCCCTGGCATGACGGCGGGCCACGTCGCTTTGACGGCGCCGTCGGCGTGATACTGAAGCGGCGTGAGCGGCTTCTGTCTGACCAACAGCGCCGTCTCGCCCTCCGGCGCCAGCCCTGAAAACCAACGTATGAACTCTCCAGTCGTTGTCATTTTTTGATCTCAGCAGTAACGGTCCATAACCTCTGCCTTCGCGTCGAGCGGCAACCCTTCCGCCCACGGCGGCGGCTCCCGCATGATCGCCAGCAGATCCTCCTGCGCGGCTTCCGCCTTGCGGCGGGGCACCTCCAGCACCACTTCGTCATGCACGTGCAGGACCGCCGACCAACGCCCCTCCAGCCGCCGCAGCGCCGACCGCAGGATGTCGTTTGCCGCTGCCTGCGTAACGTTCTCGCACTGCAACCCAGCCCACAGCCGCGCCCTCGGCCACTCGGTCGCGTCCGCTGATGGCTTCCACGCCGCCTTGGCGTAACTGATGCTGCCGTCATCGTCAAAGCGAGCGTAGGGGTAGCGCAGGATGCGGCCAGACGGCAGGATGTACCACAGGTGCTCGCGGTCATAATAATAGGTAACCCTAGCAGCGGTCACTTCCTTACCCGGCGAGCGCATAGCGGCGCGGGCGGCGGCGTCCAGCCGCCAGCCGTGCTCCTGCGCCCACGGGTTCGCCTGCCGCCAGCCGTCCACCGCACGGCGGGCTTCGGCGGGCGCCACGCGCACGCTATACGCTCTGCCGAACGTCTCAAAAGCCCCAACGCCACCGAGGAAACCTAGCGCGAGTTCCTGCACCTTGCCGATCTGACGCTGCTCGCCTGTGACGTCCTCATAGCGCACCCCGAACGTGGCGCTGGCGTTGACCTTGTACGGGTCTAGCCCCTGCCGAAACACGTCCAACTTGCGCTCGCCCGCAGGCGAGTCCGACAGCCACGGGTGGACTCTCCCCTCAATGGCGGACCAGTCCGCGCCCACGAAGACGTGCCCCGGCGCCGGGATCAGCGCGGGCCGAAGCATCCCCCGCAGGACGTCGGTCACCCTGGCGCCGAAGCGCGGCACGATCTCATGTCGTCGCACCATCGCCTCGCGGACCGCTGCCGGGTTCTCTGCCACCTTGCGGGTGAAGTTATGCACCTGGGCGCCGTACGACGAAGCCCGCCCCGTCGCAGCGCCGCCAGCGAAGACGAACGCCCCACGGACGCGAGCGTCCTCGATATCCGCTAGCGCCTGAAGGCGGGCGAACTTGGCGACACTGCTGGCCCACAGATCATCGGCGCACTGGAGCACGTCGGCCACGTCGGGCGGCACCTCGGCGGGGTCTTCCTCGGCCAGCGACAGCAGGTTAGCTCGCACGCTCTTGTCGAGGCTGTCCTTCTCCTGCTCGCCCTTAGTGACCTTGGCTAGCTTGCGGGCCTCGGGGCCGACGCGCTCCAGCACCCATTGGCGCATCCGAGGCGAGCGCACGGACGTCACCTCACCCTTGGTGATGTCCCGCACCAGCGCCTCGATCTCCACCCGCTCAGCCTCGGCGTACACCTGGGCAGCAGCGCACAAGGGCACGTCCACCCGGACGCCTCGGTCGTTGATGCGCTCATTCACGTGATAGTCGGCCAGTTCCTCGTCCGACAGGTCGCGCAGCGCCTTGGAGATCTCCCGCATGGTGCGGACGTCCTGTTCGCAGTAGGCGATCATCTCTCGCATCAGCGCCGGGTCTTCCCGGAACGTCCCGTCGGCTTGCGGGATGCAGAGCAGTCGGATCAACTGCGCCCCTCGGTGGTCCTTCCGCATGTCAGAGCTGGCGAACCTTCCGACGTCCTCCAGCGAGCCGGGAGCGCAGTTAGCGCGAGCCTGTGCGCTGGTGCAGTAGAACTGCTCCAGCCGGAACGGGATCTCCAGCACATGCCAGAAGATGAGCCGCTCGAACGCGGCGTTGTGAGCGCGGATCTGGCCCTGGTGATTTAACACGTTCGCCGGAAATGGTGAATCTGGCGTCCATGTCTTAACAGGTTCATCGTCGAACGCGTAGGACATGCACAGCACCTCAGTGCTGGCGTCGAGCGCATATTTGTGGGTGCCCGCCGCCTTGAGGTCACAGCGGCTGCGGGTCTCGAAGTCGCAGAACAAAGTACGCATAAACAAAAACGGGGGCCGAAGCCCCCGCCCTCCGCAGGTGGGTTAGGCTGCGACGCGACGACGACGGCGCGGCTGCTCGGCGTCCTCTGCCGCCTCGACTTCCGGCTCGGCGTCGGCGTCAGCCGCGTCCTCGCCCGTCATCGAGACCCAATCCACAACCCCAAATTCCGGGGTGTAAATCCTGCCGTACTGCTTGTGTTGATAATGGCTCTTCGACAGCGTGACCACCGGCACCGGCTTGCTGGGGTCCTTCTCGACCTGCTCGGCGATCTTCAAGGCCAGTTCCTGCACGGCGCGTTTGCCACCGACCGAGGTAGTGGCGTACCGCACCTCCAGCCCTTCGTCCTCACCGCTGGTGCACTTGGCTTGCAGGCCGACCTGCAACTCCCAGCCTTTGCGGGCGCCGGGCGGCGCAGCGTCCACCTCCGGCAGCGGCTGGGTGATCGGCACCAACTTTTCGGCAAGAACATCACCCTCGCCCCAAGCGATAAAGCCGTGGACGAAACCGAAGGGGTTGATGGCCCACTTGCTGCCCTCCTCCACCTCGGTTTGATCGGCGCCGAAAACCCAATGGCCCCCTTTGTCCATCTTGAGGATGGCGCTACCGGCGGGGCCGACGTCGGCTTGGATGGCCCGAAGGGCGGTGGACAGGCTAGCGACTGCGGGAAGGTTTGCTCCAGCGAACTTAACAAGACCAGTCATTTCAGAACTCCACTAGACGATTTTAGAGAGGGCAGCGGTCAACTGCCGCCCGATTTGCACGACGGCGGGCCGGGGATCAGCCTCGGTCGCCAGCGTGACGCCTGACGACACCGCCACAATCAAGTCATCCGGCAGTGTCTCCTTGCGTTTCTTCAGCACCTTCTCGACCTGGGCGGGCGTCATCAGCGAACGCTCGACGAACTCCTCACCCAACACCTCCAGTGCTCGGGCCTCATCGACCCATTTCCTTCGCGCCTGCTTCTGCACCAACTTCCACCCTGGCACGGCGACGGTGTTCTCCAGCATCTGCTGGCCCAGATCGCGCACCGACTTGATCCAGTCCTCCAGCAGATCCGCCTGCTGGAGGTGCTCGCCAATGGCGGCAGCGTCGAGGCCCTCCAGCGAGGCCCGCAGCGCACGGTCCGCCGCACCCGTCATCATAGGGCAGATCGGCTTGGCCGCACACCACCGGCAGTGCGACCCCAAGGCCATCGGCGGCTCGGCGGACTGGGCCAACTTGACCGCGATCAGCAAGTCCGTTTCGAACTGGTCCACTCGCGCCCAGTCGGTCTGCCACTCGCGGACGTAGGGCGGCTGGACGATGATGAGGCGCAGGCGGCTGGTGCCGTGCAGATGCCCCGAGGCGCGAGCGGCAGCAGCGTAAAACAGAAGTTGCTCGTTCTCGATGGCGTCCACCGCCACGCCGTCGCCGAACTTCCAGTCGAGAATGATGCCGGTCTCGCGGCGCTGGCCCAGCAGGTCCACGGTGCCGTAAACGCCTGCAAGCGCACCGTCGAACCCGACCCTTGCCTCAATCTTCCAGTAAGTGTCAAACAGCGGGTCAATCAGGTCGAGCGTTTCCTCGCAGAACCGGATCTTCTCGATCTGGCGGTCCGTCAGGCCCATTTCCAGCCCGACGTCCACCGCCGACTCGCCTGTGTCGAGCACAGTCTGGATAGCCAAGTGCAGGAGCGTACCCTCCTCGGCGTAGGGGCTGGGCGGCTGCGGCGGCATCTTGGCGCAGAGCGCCACGCTGCCGGGACAAGCGATAACGCGCTTGGCGGTGCTGCCGCCGACGATAGAACTATGCGCGGTCATTTCATCGCCCTCCCAATCTCTGCCGCAGCCCTGACGATGGCGCGGCGGGTGGCGGCGAAGGGGTCTGAATCACCAAGCGCCTCAATCCAAGCAAGCGTCATGAACGGCGCACCAAGCAACCCCAATTGCACCGCCAGCCGCAGCGCATCGCCGTCATCGGTGAGGGGGTTCCAGACATGGTTGAAAACGAATCCGCCGTCCGGTGAAGTTTTCGCCATCGTGTTCCATGCGTCGCACCATTGATGCGGCAACCCCGCCGCTTTCGCAGCCAGTTCTAGCAGTTCGCGGTCAGTCATCTGTCGCCTCCTTGGTCTCGACGGTGATCTTGCGCAGATATCCATAGCCGCAATCGAACTCGACGGCGCTCCACTGCGCAGGGAACACTTCCCGAATGTGGCGCAGCACGATGTCCTTCACTTCACTCTCAGTCAACTCAAGTTTCACGGCACTCTCCTTTGGTTGGCACTGCTGGACGAACTCTAGCGCAAAACTTAGGGGTTGTGCAACACTTTTTTGTATGGCAAGCTGTGCAGCATGGAACTAGAGAAAGACATCGAAGCCTACCTCGTCCGCCGCGTGCGGGAGCAAGGAGGCGTAGCGTACAAGTTCGTTTCACCCGCGCATAGGGGCGTGGCGGACCGCGTCGTGTGCCTGCCGGGGCAGACGTGGTTCGTTGAAGTTAAGCGCCCTGGTGGCAGGTTGACCGGCTTGCAAACGCTGTTTGGCCGAGAGATGCAGCGGCTCGGGCAACGGTACATTGTCGTATGGTCTAAAGAGGAGATCGACGCATGGCTCTCATCATGTTGATAGCGTTAGGTTGGGCGGTCGTGGTGCTCTACAGCACCGGTCACTGGATTATCGCGTCGCTGCTGGTCGGCGGCGTCATCATGAGCATGTTCGACTTATGAGAGTCCTCGTAGCGTGTGAATACAGCGGCGCGGTGCGGGATGCGTTTATCGCTCGGGGACATGCCGCCATGTCCTGCGACCTGTTGCCGACCGACGCGCCGGGGCCGCACTATCAAGGCGACGTCCGGGACGTGCTGGGTGACGGGTGGGATCTGATGGTAGCGCACCCGCCCTGCACGCATCTGGCGGTTAGCGGCGCTCGCTGGTTCAAGGACAAGCAGGTCGAGCAGGCGGAGGCGCTGGACTTCGTGCGCCTTCTGCTGGCCGCGCCGATACCGCGCATTGCGCTGGAAAACCCGGTCAGCATCATCAGCAGTCGCATCCGCAAGCCTGATCAGGTGATCCAGCCGTGGCAGTTTGGGCACGGCGAAACAAAAGCGACTTGTCTGTGGTTGAAAAATCTCCAGAAACTGACACCCACCAACATCGTAGACGGGCGCGAGGCGCGGGTGCATCGCATGGCGC